CCGGGTGTTTAAACCCCAAACCTTTTTGGCTGAAAACATCCATGAAAGGAGCCAGCTTGAGCTCTGTAGACCAGAGGTGTCTGTTCACAGATCACCAAAGGCACTACACTGACCTTCAGGCTGCCTCGCACTCCGCAACTGGGTTAAAAGCCCAGACCAGAGGAGACCCCTTTTCCCAAGACAGATAGCAAGCGCAACCATAAGAACGCTCACTACTATCCGAGGAAAAAGCATTGGTCTTCTGGCTATGCCAAGTACTTTGCGACAGACTTTCGTGCAAATCAGTTTCGGTAATCCACACAGTTGAGATTTAGATCTTATCCAAATAGATTCTCTTTTAAACCAGCGGGTACTTTACCATGGTGCGAGTACTATTCGGATTAAGACCTCAATGTCTACGGGTATCATACGTCCCAGGAGTTTGCGAATCAGTGCATGGGCACCTTAGACCTACGTAACCGACGGGCATCACGCAATCAAACAATTGCATTGACAGCCGTCGAGAAAGGTAGTTCGGGAGGTGACCCATCAACCGCTTTTTCATCAGCTCGAGTTATAATGTTCTCAAACGATCTTATAGCTTGAACTGAAGCACTCGCCTTTTCAAGTGCCTCAAATTCAACCTCATCAATCGCCTCCAACGCTATATCAGAAAGAATCCGACGGGATGGCATGATTTCGTCTTCGACTAGATCATGTACACCCCACCAGATTCCCTCTCCTCAGATTGCTACCTCATCAAGGACCTTAAGCTCCCCATTGAAACGAATATTCGAATCAAAGAAGAGCGGGTCCTCCCGAGATATACAATCTAGAGGACGAGCCAATTTCCCACAAATAGCATCCGTCAACCCTATCACGAACAACTGAGTAGTTGAGTGGTCTTTGAAATACTTATCTCAGACCCTCTTGAGCTCCGCAAGGCGAACCGCTTTTAAATACGGTCACGCCTGACGGAACACAAGGTTCAACTGCGCAGATTGATCGGCTAATCATGGTTTTCCAGACAGTGCGTGCGACATTCCAGAAAGGATATAATCCCGCCTGAACTGAGCAAACACTGCTCTCTCCACTTTCGCAAGCCCCAGCTCCTTAGAGTATAAAGAGCGTAAGAACTCTGATATTCCTACCATTCCCGACCCTGCAAACATAGACCATACTGCTGAGAGAGATAAGTTTAGATCTCCCGAAGAGTAACGTCTATGCCGCAGGATTTTCATTAACCAGCTCGCATTGAAACGAACGACCATACCTTTTCTCAATAGAGAGAAAGCTATGTTAGCTCTTCCAATGAACGAGTTCTGACTAATGAACATTCTCCATGATACGGCCGACACATTTAGACCCTTATGACCTGTAACCTTTGCAAATTCAAAAGTTTCATTTTTCGCCACTACGGACTTATTAACATTGATAGCGAGACCAATAGACTCCATGAAATGGAGGTATCGGCCTGCTACCGCTGCATCAAAGATGACGATATCATCTCCTAATAATTCATATTGGTCCCACCAGGCGCGCCCCATATAAGGGTGTACCAGGCGAGCACAATACTGAACTATCAGATGATGGGTCAACGCGAGCATATTAAATGACGATAAGGCTCCCATAGGTTGCCCTACAGAATACTTATACCCATTATAGCATCCTCCCGTGGATCTAAGCACGTAGGACCTTTCAATTAACAACTCCTTCCAAGCTAATGCTATATCATGTCCTAAAAGACCTGATAGAACAGAAACTTGAAGAGAAATTGGCAATCGATCGGTCGCTGCTGAAAGATCGTACCCAAAAGACTTTCCATACAACGCAGATTTAGAGAAACATCTTTTAACTGCTTCCCCCTGATTGAATGTTCCATCATTAGGTAGAGATCTTAGTATGTCAGAGATCGTATCATGTAACGGTTTCAATACAGACTGAGTCCATACATCCACCATTGCAAAAACTCTAACTTTTCCAGCAGCCTCAAGTTTCTCTGATAATTGACCCAGTCTTCCGACTAAGCCCTTTACCACTCTATTGTCGAAATCCTCGATAGAGTTTTCCTTCAATAAGAAATTAGTAGCCCCATCACCTCGAAGAAGAGATTGAGGGATCGCTATAACATGGTTATAGAAATCCAACAATCTATCATTCTTAGTTCAGAATCCCCTAATTAGAACCTTAAGTGCCTCAGAATAGCCCGCGCGGTCTAAAAGAACCGCATCGTATACTATCCCTTGCCATGAAGACGAGAAATTCGGAGACGAAGTTTCAAGTCACAGCAGTCCCTTTTTCGGAGAATTCTTCTTCCATTGATACTCCCTCTTAAACCCAACTACCAAGGTAGCGAGGTTGACAGAGGCACTATCAAGAGAAGCCGGGTCCCCCGAAAAAGGCGCCACAATCGTTTCTAAGTTGATTACGCCTGGTATTTGAATTATACGATATAATCCAAATAGAGTTAATCATCACCTTATTACTGAAGGTGATCCAGACATAATCGCTCTTCGATCCATCAACGGTATAACCGGAGGTAGACCAGAAGAACTTAGACGCGGTAATGGTAAATCCGGTTCCAATTCTCGAAGAGAACGGAACGGATTACCTGCTATAGCTTTACTAATCGCCAGTTGGTTAGCTTTAAGATACTTAACTACATACTTTTGACCATGGTTATGGTGCATACGTAGTAGCTTGTGGATAAAGTTAGTCAACTGCCGAAGGCGACCAGTGAACTTTGTTGCAGAAGGGAAACAGGCGGAGAGTAATCTCCAACCTAGTCTCTTCCCCAACACTGGTAACTCAAATAAGTTACCCAGAGACACCACTGGTTTTGTCACTACAGAATCTCTAAACGAATTAAAGAGTGAAAAGAATTTTATGTCTTTCATGATTGATTTTTTAGATGTCCCCCTTTCTGGAGAGTTGACCTGTCGCGGAAATAGTTGCGGATGGCCTGAATTCACTCGAGAGTGCAATACAGGACTAAACCCATCTGGCAACCAGCGCCATGTTACAGGACTCATAAAGTCCGAAGACCGACCATAATAGGCAGGATAATTTTGTAGGGAGAAAACTAGCCGCACTGTTGCTCTACTAGAGAGCGGTGCCAGGTGATAAGTTCCCTGATTGTCCCAATACTGACCTAGTCAAACTGTCAACCTAGAGACAGTGTAACCTAGTGTTTCCTCACCGAGGTAGTGAGTACGCACCATTTCGGTCGCGAGTATTGTAGTTCCTCCAATGCCTTCCCCATCAAACTAGACAAGCCCCTGTTAAAAGGGGACCTAGCTTAAAGGGAAGACCTGATGCAAAGGAAGATTTCATCTTTCCCATCGGGTGTAACTCCTTAACAGGAGTCCAAACGGGATTGAAGTAGCTTCATCAGCTACCGGTACCCGAAGACCATTAAAAA